GTACTGGAAGGTGCCCGGGTCGTAGTTGTAGATCTTCATTCTTGCCTCAGTTAATACTTAATGCATGCGAGAAGGGCAACGTTCTTCGGACGCGTTTCGGTGCCGCCCGTGCTTTGAATCGTGATGCCGGTTGAAGCAAAGCCGGTGGAGTTGCCATTGATGGCCGCGCCATTGGAGCCGGCAGCAAGAATCTGGTTGCCCGATGCCGCCGCAGACGACGAGTGAGCGTGAGTTGGGTCGTTGACGCCGTGGTTGTGGCTGGCGAAGCTGTCGGCCTGCACGCTGCCAAATGCACGCCCCGGGTCAACGCCGGCACCATTGTCGTACCCCCGTGGAAAGCGGCCTCGAAGATCCGGAAGGTTGAATGTCGTAGATCCGTCCCCTGCGCCGAACGTCGTCCCGATTGCCGAGTACAACGTCGCGTAGGTCGTCCGCGAGACGGCTGACCCATCCGCCGCGAGGAAACCTATCGGCGGCGAAGAAGTCGCGAAGAAGCACACCTCGCCAGCACGATTCCCAAGCTGTGCGAACTGCACTGCATGCTGACTTTGCGTTGCAGGCGCGACCGGCTCCGCACCGCCTGTCGTCCACAGCAAGATGAACGAGGCGAGGGCCTGCGAGTAGGCGAAGCACGCGAAGCCGTTCGCCGCGAGCTCGCCGCCTTGCAATGGCTGATGGCCTGCGCCGACGACAGCTGTCGCGCCGAGGCCGTTCACATTGAGCGTCGTTGCGCCGGTGTTGGCGCTCGCAACGCGCACGACGACCGTGAGGTCATCGGTGTAGCTCGTCGGAGCCGGCGTCAGCGTCGCCGTCAGCGCATTTGCCGTGCCGCCTGCGGCACTCGCGTAGTTAAACGCGTTCCGCTGCACTTGCCCGGCCTGCGGGGTGTGCTGCGAGGCGGTGGCAGCAGCAGTCTGCATTGCCCCGCCGGTGCATTCGACCAACACGTACGACGTAATGTCTTGGCGCCAGATGAACAGTGCTCGACCGTTCGCGACGAGCTCTCCGCCCTGAAGGGCTTGATGCGCGGCGCCAACAACGGGCGACGCAGACACGATGCCCGGGTTGGGCGTGAATGTCGTCGCGCCCGTGTTCGTGTTCTTGATCTTAACCCAGAACGGCTGATTGTCAGCGATCGTGGTCGAGGGCAGCGGGAAAGAAGCCTGCACGACGTTGGCGCTTCCGTTGTCCGTGCCGTAGAGCAAGCCTGACGTGATGATCGAGCCGAGAATGCCGGTGCTTGGCAGTATCGGAGCCGTCGAATACTGACTGATGTTGCCGCTCGTGAGCGATGACGCGCCGAATGGGACCGTCACGACCCACAGGCCAATCCAGCCACTGTCGGGCGTCGGCGTGACCTGCGTTCCGGTTGTGGCTGCAGCGCCGGCCTTGATCTGGTACGCGATGACACCATCGCGGAACGTGTTCGACGTCGACCCGCTGTTGTTCGGGCCGGACCACGGTTGCGACGGATTCGCCGAGTTGTAGAACTGCAGCACAACGGGCGAGTTGCCAGTCGTCGGATCCAGGCTGATGTCCGAGTCCTGATACTGCGCTTCGATCAGGTAGTTGATCGACTGCCCGCTGGTTGTGGGCGCGGCGAACGAGCTGGTCGTGTACGTTCCGAGTTGGATGCCCTGTTTGAGGATCTGGTGCGTGGTATCCGCCGGCAGCGTGCCGCACGTCGTCGCTTCGAGCGCCTCCATCTGATAGATCTCGCCGGCGCCGACCTGGACGGTCATGGTGGCAGGACTTGTCGGGGTGCAGGAAAGGCCGTTGACGATGCCGGACGTACCGAACATGGCCGCACACACTTTGGCGATCGCCGTCATCGTCTGCTGGGCCTGCGACGAAAACAGCCATTCGTAGACCTGCTGGCCTACGTACGTTTCGACACGACGCATTGAAGAACTCCAGGCAATAAAAAAGCCCGCGCAATGGCGGGCTTCGAAGCGAAGGGAAGGGGCGTCAGTTCGTGATGAGGACGCCGATATTGGTGGCTACGGGTCTTGTGGCGTTGATCGCTGCGTAGATGTCGGCATCGGATGCGGCGGATACTTCTGCGGCCAACGAGCCGGTGTAGCTCTGCGAGGTCGGTGCGTTGAGCGCCGAGATCTGGATTGCGTCGCAATAGGCGGCGCCGGCGGACCCACCAGTTACGAGCGGGCGGTACACAGTGATGAGAGCGCCGTAGATCGGCGCGATAGATCCCATCCGCGCTACCCCGCAGAAGCTGTTCACGCCTGTATTCGCGCCGAGGCATCCAGTATCGAGCGGCCGGTTCGGCTCAAATACGATGGGAGTGCGCCCTGTCAGCCGCGTGAGTACTGCGATCATCGCTGGCCGAGTGGCCTTCTGCTGAAAGATCGTGTACTGGATGCGCGCGATATAACTGGCGTCGCTCTCGTTCGGCTTGCGCGGCAGGTTGCCGCCGAAGAAATCGGCCGCCCACAAATCGATCCAGCCGCCGGTCGAAGTCCCAAGGCGCATTTGCGCTTTGAAGAACATGATCAGCGTGTATAGGACCGCAAAGACCGATGCGATACCGCTCAGCAGGGCGCTGATGTTCTGCGCTTGGCTCCAGTCCCCGAACCAGCCGCGCGGCAAGTAGGAGCGCAGACGGCTGATAATGTCCGATTGATCGCCTGTCGACATATCAGTTGACCGTTACCGAACTGGCGGTTGCGTTGAAAACGTACTGGTAGGTGATCGCGAGATCGGCCGTTCCGCCGTTGAGCAGTACATTCGAGACATTCGTCACGCCCGCCACCGCATAAGCCTGCGCTGCAAGACTCGTGTACGGCAGCGTCGCCCCGCTCGGCGTTGTCTTGATCGCGTTGATGTAGGCGACCAACGCGGCCTGCACGGACGCCTTGACGGTGGATGGCGTGTATCCGGTTGCAACCGACACGCTCATCGATACCGTAACCGCACTCTGTTGCGGACCGTGCACCCCGTATGTGACCGTGAGCGGCCGCACTTTCTCAATCGCGTTTGCGACGTTGGTCTGCTCAGTCGACGTGAGGTTGCCGCTGCCATCGTTTGCGACGACGGTGAAATACCCGTATTGCTGCTGGCCGTTGTACTGCTGGTTCTCGACGACGATGCCGCTCATGTTCTGCTGGACACCGGCGATCGCCGCCTGGATTGCGACCAAAGTTGCGCCGCCGAGGCCGGCAACCCACAGGACGAACCGAGCCCGCACGGCCGCGTCGCTTTCGGCTGCGATGCCATTCTGGACGTTCGACCCGTTGGTTACGTAATCGACGCCAGAGATTGCAGTGCCAATCGTGTTCAGCGCACCTGCAGCGACATTGCCGATAGTCCCGGCCACAGAGCACTGCATCGTAACGTTGACGCTGCCCTGGCCAGCGGGGAGGACGTAGCCGTTCTGGCTTGCGCTGTAGGCGGCGTTCGTCGAATCTGCGATCACCGTGTAGCTGACGGTGCCATCGGCGGTTGTGACGATCGCGCCGACGGGGATGAGTGCTTGGTTCGTGGGCGTGTAGCGCGCGAAAGTCTCCTGCGTCGTTGCGGCGACAGCAGCCTCGCGCGAGAAGCCGAACTGCGCTAGCCAGGAATCGAGGTCTGAGCCGCTAGACGTCGCCGCTCGCGCGAGAGCGGCGACCTGCAGAATCAATCCTTGCAGCCAGAGCGCCACACCGCCGAGCGCTTCGCCGACGGCAAGCAGGACGGATCCCACCGAGAAATCTATCAGCGACGAGGCGGACCCTTGCACCGCGGTGGCGAAGTTCGAGACGATAGCGCCGAACGACTGAGTGTTCAGGTTTGCCATTCAGGGCTCTTGCGAGGTGTCGAATGAAACGAACTGCGGCGTGGCCGTGTTCGCGTCGATGTACTTGATCGTCGTGCTGACGGCGTTGTTGACCTGCGCAATGTCGATCTGCGGAGCAGGCTGCCGCGCGACCGCCTTCTCGAGCAGCATTTGCCCTTTGATGAGGGCCTTCGCCGCGCCGACGTTTCCTGGAGAGCCAACCTTGCGCGGCACGCCAGCGCCGTAGGGTGGGTGCCACGTATAGTCTGCCGAGGCTATTGCGTTGCCTGCCGCGTCATTCAGCGCTGGGTTTGTCAGCAACCGCCGATATATCCTCTGTGTACCGGTGGTCTGCTGATCCGCGAGTGCGAGATCGCCCGACGGCGAGACGCTCAGGTCTCCGCCGTAGTAGTGATACAGGTCAATGGTCATAGCGGGGGGCCGGAGTTCCCGGTGCCGGTCTGCACGCCCGAATGCTCGTGCGTATCGTCGATGCGGTGGCCGTTGGCAGAGACCCGGCCGCTGAAATTCGTATTGCCAGTGACGCTCGACGCGTTGCCGGAACCATTGTCGCCAGAGATCACGATACCGCCTTGCCCGGTGACGGTCTTCGTCACCAACAACGTGCCGTTGATTGTGGTGTTGGCATCGATCGTGAAGCCGCTCGCGAAACTGGCTGTTCCGGTACCGTCGCCATTCATGACGACAGTCGATCCAGCCTTGTCGGCGAGCGTCACCTTGCCGTCATTGGTGAGCTTCACGAATTGGCCTTGCTGATGCACCGCCCAGACTTCACCACTCGGTACGGCTGGTGCAGTCTGGGCGACTGAGAAGATGCGCGCCACGATGACGCCTGACGAGAAATCTCCGTGCTCAAAGACAACGACAACCTGATCGCCGATTTGCGGCCCTACGGCGACGCCCCAGCCATTGCCGATGCCAATCGCGCCGAGAGGCATCCAGTTCGACTCGGTAGGCGCTTGTCCCGGATCAGTTGGCTCGACCGTGACCTTTACCGCATGATTGGATGCATCGTAGCTACTGATGGTCGCGAGCGTGGGCCATGAGAGGTGACTATCCGCCATCCGCGCCTGTTGGCGGATCGCATTCGCAAGACGTGCGATGCTCATAGCGTCACCGTCGAGTCGGGTGCATGATTCTTCGCTTCGATCGTCATCTCATAGCCACCGTCGAAGCTGAGGCGTCGGGTAATGCTGTCTGGAAAGTAGACTTGATCGAAAGCGGTTCCAGTGCCGCTCAACTGAATGAGTGACGTGGTATCGAGGTCGTTGTCGCCGGGGATCGTCAGGCCCTCGAGCTTCATCTCGTGCGCGACGATTTGGTTGTACCAGCTCTGCGCACGCTGGAGTGCTTGATCCTTGGTCAGGTTTGGGACCGTCTTCGAGTAGATCTGCGCACCGGCGCCGACCGTGGCTGATCCGACTTTGATGGTCTTCACGTTCGACGGATACGACACAGTGAAACCCTTAGCGAACTTCTTGTTCCACGAGCGGATTTTGACCTGAATGCCGCGAGAGACGGTCAGCGCGCGTTGAAATCGCACCGCCTCGAAATTCGCTTTCGGGCCCGCGCCTGTATCAGATACCTGATACACGATCTGATATGGCGGCGTCGTCAACGGACTTGGCGCCGGATGGAAGTAGAGCGTTTGACCTCGCACCCATACCTTGAAGCCTTCCAGATCTGCTAAATACGTCAGCAGATCCCACTCGGAGCGCTCATCCGCCATGTTGACGTGGTCAATTTCATAAAACTTGCCGACCTTGGTGGTGGTCGCCGTAACCGAAGCGACCAGGCCGTGAGCCTCGGCCAGTTGCGTCGCGATCTGGCTGGAAGTCTGGTTCGGCCACTTTTGTGTCGTTTTGTCGTCGATGAAGACTCGTGTCAAATCACGGCCATCGACCTCGATGGTGTTCGTAATCGGATCAACGCTCACATGGTCGACTTGACCGTAGATAAAGCTATCAAGATCGTATGGAGTAAACGACGTAGGGTCGGGAGGAAATCCAATAAAAAGCTCGACGTACATGTCTCGCTGTTGCGAAAACCAATCCGCGTCCCGATCCGGAGGCAGCATCGCACCAGCGAACTTGCATCTGAACGTATCGGCGGAGTAGTACGCGTTGTTTGTCACCTCCATCTCCATCCAGCCCGCAATGAGCTCGCCATTTAGCTTCACTGCACCGCGCGGTGTTCTCGCACTCGGAATGAGAAATGACGTCATAGTCAGGAACTGAGAATGCCGCCGGCTGCGCTGCTGCTGTACGGCGGAATTACGAGCGTCGAAATACCTGAAAGAGTCGGTTCGGTGAGGTTGTTCGCATTCGCGATCAACGTCCACGCTGTGGGATCGCTGTATTCCTTCGACGCGAGGTCAAACAGGTTGCCGCCGCCGACAGTCACAGTACGCACGCTCGAGTTCACCTGTCCGAGGTTCGTCGTCATGCGCCCCAAAACTCCCTTGAGTTGCAGCAACTGCGTCTGAAGCGTCGTTGCCCCGAGCTGCGAAGTGAATGTGGCAACGTTCGATAAGAGTGGTACCGAAGGGAGCACACCGGCAGGGACGCCGACGCTCGCAAGTATGGAGTCGGTGGACGAAATCAGTGATGAAACGCGTTGTGCGGCGGCATTGATCGGTTGCAGCACAGATGCGATCGTGCTCTGCGCTGCACCAACGAATGTCGACACAGAATCGATCGCGCTTGACACCGTGCTCATCAGTCCGCTGAGAGCACTATCGTCGATTTCTGTCGTCAGCGAGTTCGCGGTGTCTAAGTCACTGTTGATAACGTCATCGGCATCAGGGTCAGCGTCCGTCGATACGGGCGCGGTCAGATCCTCCAATACCTCTAGCGTAATCCGGTATGGTATTCGCCCGAACCGAACCTCAGGCAAGAACTCACTGATGAGCACCGAAAGGTACAGCTCATCGAATGAAAACGTCAGCGGCTGCCCGGCGTCAGCCATTTGCTTGACGGTAAGCATCTGGTCGAGCTCGCTCAATCCGTCCGCAGTCGGAAAGAACGTGCCGGACCAGGCGATCGGCCGCGGGTCAACCCCGAGCGACTGAATGTCCCGCACGCCGCCGAGCATTTTCTTGATCGAAAGCCGCTGCGCACCACCATAGGAGAACTCTTCGGGGATTTCGAATTCTTGAAAGACGAAATCACCCAGAACGAGAGAGGTATCAGCCATATCAGCTCTTTACGCCTGGCATCGGCAATGCCAACGTTGAATCGATGCCACCCGTATTCAAACCGAGGTTCAGCGGATCCGCCATGTATGGCGTCACTGCCTGTGCGACCTTGCGGCCATCGATGTTGATGGTTGTATGAACGTTCCCGCCTTGATTTTTTTCCGGCGGCCTCACCGTATCGACATTCTTCAATTCGCCGTGATCGACGCGTGCTTTTGCGCCCGGGGTCAGCTTCGCGCCACCGTTGTCCTTGTAGGAGTCGATCTCTGCCTGATTCATGGGGCGGAATGCATAGATCGCCGCAGCGAGTGTCCCTAGCGCCAATACGGCGATACCGATCGGGCTTATCAGTGCGGAGACGGCGGCCCCTAGTCCGCCGGCACCAGTCAAACTCAAAGCTAGTCGCAGCGCGTCGAATGCCCCCTTGATGAGCAGAATCGATCCTGCCGTCGCAGAAAGGGTCGATAGCCCTAGGAACGCTCCCACGAATGCTGTGACTGCGGTCTGGTGACGCTCCATGAAGCCGACCAGATCCGACAGCTTGGGCGTGAGCCAGTTGAATGCCTCGATCAACTTAGGCATTACGTCATACGCCAACCTGACCTTCAGGTTTTCCCATTGCGAGTCCAGCTGTGCGCGCGCGAGCTGCGGATCAGTTTTCGCAAGATTGCTATACGCCTTGGATGAATCCGGAGCACGCTGGATCAAATCGCGATCCCGTTGGAATTGCGTAGCCTTGTTGACGAGCGTTTGGAGCCCGAATGCCGCGATGCGGTTCTTCGTCAGAGCGTAGTACGCGTCGATTTCGGAGATGTGGTTCTTTGCCTCAAGCTGCGCGATCGCGGGCTTGATGTACTTCACCGCGTACAACTCGGGGTTCTTTGCGAATTCGTCCGATCCGACGATGCCACCCGGCAGAATCTTCGATGTCGTCCGGTTGTGAGGGTCCGCGACAACCATCTTCGGGTTCACGAGTCCCGCAGCCTCCCAGTTCGCAATCAGATCCTTGGGGATCATCTTGCCGACGATCACTCCGAAAAGCGACGCGATCGTATTTCCTGCGCCCGATGCGCCGCCGCGACCAGCCTTGAACTCTTGAATCAGCGTCGGGAGGTAGTTGTACTTGAAGTCATCCGATAGGTAAGGTGCCGCCGAGCGTGAGTACTTCAACGCCTGGTGGAAATCGGACACCGTGACGGTGCCGTTCATCGCGATGATGGCTTTCGACATCATCTCGGCCTGCGATTTGACGCCTTCCTGCGTCAGCGCCCCTTTCGTGCCGAGCTCGATAGCCTTGATCATGTCGAAGCCGACGTGATCTTGAGGGGCACCAGTAATAGACTGCATGACTGCGCTCATGCGCTGGACCGTCGGCAGGATGGAGAGCGCTTCGTCGTACTTCCCTTCACCGAATGCCGAGCGCAGCTCGAGCAGCGTCTTGATGTTCTCGGACGCCTTGGTCGACATGACCTCGTGCGTCGTTTCCCATGCCTTCTGCACGCTTTTGGCGACGTCAACCTGCGACATGCCCACGTTCTTGAGGATCGCGAGTTGGTGATAATATTCATCGGCCGACTTGATCGCGCCATCGAACAGCTTCAATCCGAACGCGCCAGCGCCAAGCAGGGCGCCTCCTTGCAGCATCGTCAGCTTGATCTTGTCCAGCCGCGCCTGAAACTGCGTGGCTTGCCCGTGAAGCTTCGAGAACTGCTGCGACATCGCCATGAGCGCGCCGCTGACCTGGTTCACGACCGAGATCTTTACGGCGATCGAATAGGCTTCGAACATGGTGATCCGAATGAGAAGGCGGGACAGGATTCAGGAGTGGTTCGCCGACCGCGCGGTTTGGGTGCAGTACCCGAACGTCAAGATGGTCAGCACGCCGCAAAGGCGACGTCCGTTCTTCCGCTACCAGATGCCAACCAGCACGCGGATCACGCTGGCGCTGCTCAGCCTGATGGGGCTGGCGATCATGCTGCCTGCCCTCATTGCGGCCGGCTTCTTCCTATATGCATTTCTCGGTGCGGCTTTCGGCTGGCTTCCGAAGACCTAGACTGTGTGGTCGTAGCCAAGCGCTGGCGGCAATGAAGACCTACCCATCAGGCCGGCAACCGACGCGCCGCCCAGCACCTTCATGATGTAGGCGTGGTTGTGAATGACTGCCGGGCCCAGCACCGGGCGCGGCGGAATTCCACGCGACGTTCCCAACTCCTGCCACAGCGCAATATCGCTCTTCGAGCCGATGATCGCCTCGTAGCCCGAGACTTGATGCTCGTACGACGCGCGCAATCCCCCACTTCGCAACAGCGGATCGTTTTCGGTATATCCCTGCGCTATGCGGTCGGCTTTTGTGGTATCAGCGAGTTGCCGCCACGCTCCGAATTGCCCGACAGCCGGTTGGTAGGTGCCGATCTCCGCCTGTGCGGTCTTCTCAACGCGATCTGCAACAGCTTCGAGCCCACGCTGCAGCGCGACAGCAGGCGTGGCCGCAGCCTGAGCGAGGTGAGTCGCAAACGCCGCGAGGCTGTTGAACTGTTTCATAGTGCATCCGGCTTCCGCCATGACATCGTGTCGAAGTCGAATCGACCTCCTTCGTGCTCCGACATGGTGATTGCCATGGCCTTACGCTCAATGCGGTCCAGCTTGATCGGCTGCGGCGCATCCGACCATTGACCGAGTGCAACGTGGAACGGAACCCCGTTTTTCACGAGCCAGCAAAACTCGCGGAACTCGGGGTTCCTTACAAGTTTTTTAGGGATTCAGTGGCATTTGCGGCATCGGATGCTCCTTTCGCCTTCTCCTCGATATGGCCGAGCACGGCCAACATCCCCTCGCGTCCAACACGGGTGATCGCAGCTTCGACCTGCTGATTCGTCACCGGCGGCGGCACGCGTACGCCGTCGATCTCGACCACCATCACGGCCGGCATAACATACGCGAGTACATAGTGCTGGTTGGACGAGGCCTCGCCGATCGCTCTCATGACACGGCTTTCCGTAAGGAAGTCCGGTTCTTCGACCACAAGGCGACGGCCGAGCGAGTCGACCACCACATTGCCGGGTAGCGACGCCGCAGCGCCGTGCGCCTGATCCTCAGCCGGTGGGGCGCCGTGCGGGTTCACTGTAACTTTTGGGGGCATGTGTTACCTCAAATGAGTTGAATCTTGCGACCCGCCTGGGCCGTAAACTTCTGGGTTACCTTGTCCTGCCCCTTCCAGTTGCCATCATCTTCCGCTGCCAAGTCCATGTCCGAGTATTGGTACTGGGAAATGGACCCGTCGAGGTTGTTGATCGTCCAGGTGACGAAGATCGCTGCCGGCGGGAGACCGGCATAGTAGTCCGCCTCCTTCTGCGCAAAGTACTGCTCGTACGACGGGTCCTGACGATCGATCTCGAAGGTCAAGACATGGCCGTCCGGAATGTTGCGATACCTGAGGCGCCCATCGATACCGACGCTCTTCAGCTTGACGACCCCTGGCTTTGCTTCGAAGGCGATCAGGCCGTTAATCGTTACCGTTCCGTTGTTCGAATCGATGATCGTCAACTGCGCCCCGTCGCGGCCTACGTTGAAACTGTTCTCGCCTGCCATGTGCGGCTCCTGCAAAAGACGAAGCCCGCGCGCGGCGGGCTACGAATGGATTGGGTTTATGCCTGGTTGACGGTGACCTGGACCGTCGAGCCGCCCTGCAGCGAAATCACGAACTCCCGTACGATCGAGAGGTACGTGACCTTCACGAGAGTCTGCATCAATCCCACCGCGACCTGGTTGCTCGGATTGTTCGCAGCGTTGGTCTGCACCGAGAACGGCACCTTCGTCGGGTTGTTCACGTCCCCTATGAACTTCTGGACGAGCCACAGACCGGAAAGGAATGCCGTGATCGCGTCATTCACTTCCTGCCGCAGGTCAGTCGTCTGCGGGTTGCCGACGACGAATCCGAAATTCGACGCGAGGGTGAGCGCCAAGAAGTTGGTCATCGACGTGTACGCCTCGCTGTTCGTGGCGGCGTACGTCGAGCAGTTCATGTCCGTCTGGAACGCGAAGTAGTTGCCTCCCGGCGCCGGATTCGCGAGGTAGTCGAGACGACCCTGAACCGCCTGCAGTGCTTCCGCGTCCGCGTACAGCTGGTTCTGCGACGAGCGTTGCGTGCCGATGAGGCCGTTGACCGGCTTGTTCAGCGTCGACTGATTCGGCGTGAGGCTGGCGCGCATCGGCGCCCAGAACGTCGCGGGCCCAAGAAGCCGTTGCACATTGTTGACCGTGTCCTGCCAGTACACCCAATCGCCGACGAACGTCTTGAAGCTGTAGTTGTCGACGCCAGCAGAATTGAGCAGGCTGGAGACGGTCGAAATCGACTGGCCGGCCGATCCCTGGCCAGCGCCGAAGATGCCGTAGAGCTGGCAAAACTGCGCGATCGTGTTCCAGTGCGCCGAAGTCGAGTGGTCGATCAGGTTCATCGTCAGCACGTTCGCGTTCTGCAGCGCGTACATGCCAGTGGGCGGCGTCGAGTTCGTGCCGACCAGCGTTGCATCAGTCACGCCCGCGGCGCCGTCCGTGCCACCCGAGAACGTGTACGTGGCGAGAGCCGGAGCAGCGACGGACGAGCCGAGGCTTGCTACCACGAGCTGCGACGGGCCACGCACACCGGACTGCCCGTTGTTGATCGCGCTGACGAGATTCGTCCAGCAGCCGGTGCCCAGCGTGTACGAGCCGCCCGTGCCGCCACCGCCGCCGGTAAGCGTAGCGGTAGCCGACGTGTAACCGCTGCCCGGCATGGTGATGTTGATCGGCCCCAAACCCCAGGTGAGGTTGAACGTTGCGCCGGAGCCAGAGCCGGTCGTGCTGATCTGCGCGACCGGATTCGTAGGCACTGAGCCGCCGCCGATCGAGCCCGCGCTCTGGATGCTCATCGTAGCAACCGCGCCGGACGAGACAGTCAGCACCTTGATGATGACGCCGTTCGAGAGCGTAATCAGGTCGTTGGCCGCGTAGCCGGTACCGCCAACGCCAAGCGTTGTGCTGACGGCCTGTAGTGTTGCGTTGCCGCTCGCCTGCACACCGCCAGAGGTTTGCGGTGCGCTGATCGACAGGGCTGGGACCGACGTGTATCCGGTGCCGGCCGTCGTGGAACCGGGCATGACGCCGACGGCGAGGTTGTCGAAGATCTCCGAGAGGTACCCGGGGAGTGCGACGGTGCACTTGTACGTGTTCGGCTTCGTGCCGTTCGCCATCGTCGCTTGCAGCGTGTTGCCGACGACGCCGGTGTAGAAGCCCGTCAGAGTGGCACCCGTCACGCTCGAGCCGTCTTTCAGCGCTGACGTTGCGGCCGTATCGGTCCCGTCAGTTACGCGCACCGCAGTGTTGTTCGTCTGGCCACGTGCGAAAGCGATCGCCATCGCCGTTGCGAGGTCGGACTTGCGATTCGTGACGGGGCCGAGATAGAGCCCGGCCTGCTGCGGCGAACCGACGACGTACGGGCTGTTCACCGGCCCCCACGATGCAACGCCGACCTGACCGAGGCCGTTCGAAGCGATGCCCTGCACGACCGGCGGAGGCGCGACCACCTGCACGTAGGCGCCGGGCGGCAGTTGCCCGGCGGTATTCAGTTGCCCAGCCTGATAGATCGGCATTTAGCGTGCTCCAAACAAAAAAGGGCGCCCGCAGGCGCCCTCAAAGAGGTGTGGGTGAGGGAGTGCTTAGCGCGGGAAGACGCGGTGCACGTGGCGATGGTTTTCGCCAGCCAGCACGGATGCGATCTCGTCCGGATCGGTGATCGTCGATCCGCGCGCGTGGTCGCCGAACGGGTGAACCACCACGAGGTGATGTTCGGGTGCAGCCGGCGCGGCCGGCGCTTGCTTCATTTCGTCAGCCATGGCGGCTCCTAGTAGGTGCGAGTGACGATCGGGTCACCCTGCTGATCTTCGAATTGCACTTTCGCCGCGACCACCGTCGCGATGGTCTGGGTCACCGTGGTGGCGTACTCGATCTCGTAGAAGAAGTCTCGCCGGTACACGCGCACCTTTTGCGCTTCATCGACCCATGCGTTTCGTCGGTATTGAATCCGCGCGCCGTAGCCATCAGGCATTGTGATGAAGGTGACTGGCGCGAATCCGACCTTGATTGCATTGCCGATGGCGTTGCGCGTTGACGGGTCCGGCGCCCACACCGTCAGTTGGAACAGCTGCGACTGCCGCTCCCATTCGGTCGTCACCTGACCTGTTGTGCCAACGCGTGCGGCGGATGCCCGCACGCCTGCCGGCAGCGTAATGACCGGGCCGCTATTCACGGTGCCCGGGTACGCCGTAGCAATCAGCGCTGCGAGGCCTGTGGCGATCGAGGTCAGCGTGTCGGTTGCCTGTACCGAATAGATGAACGGCTGGCCGCCAATCAGCGCGGCAACGTTGTGTGCGGTGAAGGGTAAAGGCATTGCGCCGCCGACGGTCAGCGTTCCCTTGCCGGCGACGAGCGTGATCGTCGCGGTGGCGATCGACATAACCTTCGCCGCGGGCTTGTACCGCGTCACGTTCCGTTCGGTGTTCGGTACCGGGAAGACGCTCACATCGGCGAAGCCCTGCGGCATGTCGCTGTCGATCTGTTCCGGAAGCGGCCAGCCCGGGAAAATGTTGATCGTCTTGCCGGTCACCGAAGGCTGGCCGGTCCCGTTCGGGTATAAGAAGCCCGCGATCTGCGACGCCACTACGTTCAGGACGTCGGATACGTCGGACATGTCACGCCTCCAGCCGCTCGACGAGCAGGTTCGGTCCCAGTGAATTCACGTATGGCCCCCAGACTTGGTAGCGCTGGCCTTTGTCGTCTGTGACGATGTCTCCTCGCACAACAGAGCCCACAGCGATCCCAGCCGATAGCGGCATGAAAACATTCCACAACGTCTTGTTTGCGTCTGCCGGGAGGTTGGCCTCGGGCTTGCCGCGTTCCTTGGCCAGTTGAATCGATGCGGGTTTTCCGCTGTACAGAAGCTGTTCGGCGCCCGGGTTTGTCCCACCGTTTCCGCCGTACGGCTGGACACCGCCGCCCGTCGCGACCGGTGGCCGGCTGATCGAGATCGTCCTTGGGTAGAGAAAGCCGCTCATGCCATCAGCCGCGCGCGGTATGGCGCGAGAAGTGCCTTCGTATCGTCGTCCATTACAAAGCTGTTCAGGACGCCGGCCTGATTGGCGAACCGTTGCATCGCGGTGTCGCCGGCCTGCAAACGCTGCATCGTGCCGGGCATGCCTGCCACGGCGGTGATGTTGTTCACGATGTTGGCGCAGGCCTGCTTCACCTGCGCGGGCAGGGTCGCGTATGTCCAGCCCGCCACGTAGTGCATGCGCACTTCGGTGTAGTAGGCCAGTAGCACCCCAGCCGGCACCCAGACCGTGCCCGTCTCGGGTTCGCAGCTATTCGCTTGCGGCGTCCATACTTCCCACGCTGGCGGCCCGCCGAACTTCGACATCACGGCGAGCAGGTTGTAGGTGTCGATCGATCCGACCGCGTCCATGCCGCGGCGCATATAGCCATAGCGACCGACGCCCGAGAGGATTGCCATCACCGGGGTTTGCGCGACCATGGTGATCGGCCGGTCCTCGGGCATGGTGCGCTGCTCGACGATCGTCAGCCCCGCGGCCAGCGTGGCGCCCTGCGCGTGTACAAATTGCACGTTGGCAAACGTCACCTGCTGGCCAACGATGGCCTGCACCACGAGCGCTTCAGTGATCGCGGACGTAGCGACGTCGACGATCAAGACGGAACCGACCTTCAACATGCCCGTTGGGCCGGTCACATTCACCACGACCGATGTGCCTGGCTGGATCGCAGCGCCAAGCGTGAGAGACAGGCTTGGCGACATGCCGGCCATGTAGCACGGGTTGCCATTGCCATCCGGCGCCCAGATCAAGCCCTCTCGCCGCGCCAGATACGCGTCGATCTGTGCGCTCGCCTGTTGCACCTGGGCGCCCGTTGCATTCGGCACTCCGTAGGTGGCGTAATCGGCGCTCTGGAGGTAGACAGACGGCATTAGCGGCTCGAGAAGAGGGCGCCCACGTTGGAGAGCGTACCGCCAGCGATGGTGACCGTGAACGACTGAAACGGCGCGCCGTCGTTGATATTCAGCACGCCAGCCGCGCCCGCCGTCAGCGACTGCGTCAACGCTGGGCCTTGCGGAATGGTTCCCGCCTGGTCAAGGTAACGTTGGACGCTGATGCTTCCCGTCGCCGAACTCGTGGCACCGATGGCGATCTTGGGATAGCCGCCGGCGAGAAGGAGTGGCGACGTCCCGGGGGCCGACAGGCCCATCTGCGCACCAGTCAGGAACGCTTGGACCAGAGGCCCGGCGTCAACCGGCGTGTGCGTCAGTACTTGCGACGTTTCCAGCATGGCTGTCTCTCAATCCTGCGCCATGAGGCAGCAGCAGCGGTGAACGCTGAGCGATCTCATGGTCGATCATGTATTGCCCGAGGTTGTCGGGCACCTCGGCGGACCCCGCGCAGAACTCGACCGGGAAGAGGTGAGGCCGCCCGTCTTCGTCCAGCCATTCGGTGGTCGGGAAATCCCGGCCCGGCTGAACGAAGACTGTGTGGCGCGCGACTTCCCGGTCTTGAGGGCGATAGACGCGCATTACGGACGCTGTACGGCCACAACGCCGTGAGCGTAGGAAGCCGCCTTGCCGATGATGGCGTCGAACATCACCCCCACGAATTGCCCCGACAGATTGCCGGTCAGGCCGAGTTGGAACAGAAGCGGATTCGGGTTGTCCGTTTCGCCGCTGACGTACGGCATTTCGATCATGTCCTCGGTGAGGATCACGGCGAAGTAGTTCTTGTTGCCGCTCGGAGGAGCCGAAAAGCCATAAGCGGCGCCGGTAGCGGCCTGCAAGAATTGATCGCCGATGAGCGGCAGGACGCCGGCTTGCGTGGCCAGGCCCTTCACGACCACACCCGATACGACTTCGACTTCCGTCAGCGTAATCTGCCCGGCACGCGCTTCGCGGTCGATATAGTCGCCAAGCACCGGATTCAAGTAGATCGCGGTGGGCTTCACGATGTACGTCTGGCTCGCAAACAGCGAGGCGACAGCCGCCTTCAGCCCGTCGATGATCGACGCTCCGGGAGCGATCGTAAACTGCGTCGTGATTTGGGAGAGCAGCCCCATGTACTGGACCGTCGTCGGCGACGACAGGCTCGTGTCGTTGCCCGACCAGACACCGGATGCGCGTGCGACGTTGATGCCGCTGACGATGTCCTCGATGTCGCGCGCAATGACCTCGGCGAACTTCTTCTGTTGTTGCGTGACCATTTTGTCGAACAGAGCGATGTTCGATTGGTTCACGCACGCCTTGATGAAGGCCGACCGCTCGACACGCGTCGGGCTCGAAGGCGACGGGCTGATCGCCGTGCTGCCCTGACCGCCGGTGCTTTGGAATGCCGCGCTGGCGATAGCAGTTTGCTCGAAGTAGCGGTGCGGCTGGCCGGTGGCCGGGACTTGCTTGAAGCGTTGGAGCGCCACGGAACGGCGCCGGACGAGATCGGTGATGACCGGCTCGTAATCGTTGACCTCGATCGCGCCGGTGCCGAGGTAATCGGCAGCAGCCTGGAGGGTCATCATCTGGGCTTGCGACATAGTCGGAATCCTCTGGGCAATAAAAAAGCCGCCCGAAGGCGGCTTATGCTGGTGTTGGGTAGGAGAAGTGGGCGTTATGCGTTCGGCTGCATCCGCGCAAGCGTGATCGCCGCGAGACGCTGCGTCGTGGTCGCGCCGGCAGCCCTCAACTCAGCGTCTTTCGCGCCCGTCTCGGTGTGCGCGGCATGCACACCCGGCTTGGCGGCCGGAGCAACATCCGTCGGACGCGCGGGCGCGGCGGATGCGCTAAACGCCTTCCCTTCGAGTTCCTTCACCTTCGCCACCAGGTCACTGATCTGGGCCGTGGCGCTCTTGAGCGCGTCACTTTCGCCGCTCGATGCGGAAGCCTCGAGCCAGTCGTGGTCGCGCCACAGATGCGGCAGCTTCCCGAGCACTGCTTCGGCCTCCATCTTGTCGGCCATGCGACGCAGCACAGCCACGTGGCCTTGGCGTTCATGGCCGCCCATGCCGGACGCCTCCATGGAGTCCGCAGCGGCGCGGATACGATCGGCATGCTCCTTCACCTTGTGGAGCACGTTGGCCGCTTCCAACTTGCCGGCGCTCGCCTTCAGGTCTGCGACCTCCTTGAGGATCGGCGCGGTTTCTTCCTTGACGGCCGCCTTGACGGCCTCCATCAGTTCCTTGATATCCATTTCCGGAATCTCCGTAGAGGCGGACGCCTCCAGTGAAGTTGTGGTGTAGGCGGCCTTGTCCTTGAACAGGATGGCAGCGCCAGTAAAGACACAGCTCGTCACCTCGATCGGGTCGCTGTTCCAGTCCTTGATGCCAGTCTGCGCTTCGTACGAGAAGCCCAGGAGCCGCTTCTTGGCCTGAATCTCAGAGACCACGGCCGGAAAGTCCGCGCCGTACAGAAAACCTTCGATGTGGATGCCGTCACCTTCAATGGTGGCGGCGGTGATCACGCCGATCTTCTTCGTCGGGTCGTGCCCGCTCAGATTCGGCTGATAGTCAACGCCCATGCCCAGCAGCGAAGCCAGCGCCGCTTCTGCAACCGCTCGCGGAATCAGCACGCGCTTACCATTTGCGCCGCCGACCGGTTGGTCGCTAGCCTGGTCGATGCGGGTCATGATCCCGGAGAAGGGCACCTTGTTTGGATGCCCCGGAGTCACGGGCACATCAAGCGCCATCGCCTCGAATCGCATTGCACGCAGGCCGCCATCGGTCGCGCCCGCCGGCTGCATGTCGAGTCGCGCGGATTGATGGGCTTCCCATTTCGACGTGTCCAACCCAAGCTCTTTCGCCCGGCGCAGGATGCGTCGCCGCCCTTCGGAGCGCTGTGCGTCAGACAGGCCTTTAGTGTGATCCAGCATCGACCAGGCCATCTTGACGTGGGTGACGTCGTGCATGGGCAGATCGCGTGTCTCTGGAACCGCGAAATCGCTGGCCGGCAGCGCATCTCGTTGCTCTTTCGTGAGCGCCATGGTCAGAGCTGCGCCTTGATGGCGTTGATGATGCTGTCGGCGTTCGTCGTGGTGCTGCCGATCGTGGCTTGCAGCCTTGCGATGGCATTCTTCAGTTCGGCCGCCTTTTGTTCCACTTCCGCGAGCGCGCCAGCAATCCGAAGGGCGGATGCGGTCTGCGCTTTTTCTTGCGCGATCCGCTCGGTCGTCAAGGTGGCTTGTCCGCTCATGGTGTTCTCCGGTTAGAGCGCCTTAATGCGCTCGAGAATGGGCGCGAATTCTTCGCCCAGATGTTCTTCGACCGATACTGCGCGCCGCTTCAGTTCGATGAGGGCGATGCTGATTGCGCAAATGGCACCGTGCGCCGGGCCTACAAGCTCCGACGACAGTGCTGAAGCGAGCAATTCGCTCAGCGATGGGTCGAGGATCTGTTCGGCGATTTCTTCCGGCGCGGCCGAGTCTCGCGCATCTTTGGCGGGGCGTGCCATGATCAGGCCACGACCACGACATCGAACGTGCCCGCGCTCAACGTGTTCGCCGCGAGCCGCGGCGTGAGTGTGACGTTGAAGCTGTTCGAGGTCTTCGACGCAGACGGTACGAACCAGGTGGCGTCCTGACCAGGGTTGACGAGCACCCCATAATTGGCCGGCAGATTGGCCGACGTAGGCAGTGTCACGGTGGTCGTAACGGCGGCGCCGGCGCTGCCGCCAGCGACATTCGCGACACCAGGAATGACGGCGATGATCGTGCGATCCTGATTCGCCGGCTGCGCGCCGTCAGGTACAGCGATGGAATGCTGGATAAGGCTCATTCAGTTGCTCCAGTGGAGGATTGGATGTCAGGGTCGTCGACTTCCTTGGCCCCCTGCGCGGCCTTCATCGCGATCTGCATGTCGGCGTAGGTCAGATCGGCCCAGCGCGACTTCAGCGGCTCAAGGCCTTTCTGTGCACGGTATTCGTTCGGCGTGCAGGCGTTGTTCTGGTACTCGGTCTTGAAGATCTCGGCGATCATCTGCTCGTCTTCGCGATCGAGCCCGTCGAACTGGAAGCGCAGGTTGACGAGGCCGTGTCGAGCCCACAGGACGTCGCGATTGATGTGCGATTGCACGCGCAGCGCCATTGGCTTGATGGCTGAGTCCCAATCACGGTCCTCGGCCGTCTCCGCGGTATTGCGGTTCACGTCGCGCTCGATGCCCATGCCCTGCGGCGAGAGTTGGAAGCCTGTCGCGATCTCGCGGATCAGGAACTCCTGCCACTTCAGATACAGCGCATCGTCGGTGCCAGCATGCAGCCGCATGACCTCCGGCTTATTCTGGTTTCCAAGGATCGGCGTTTGCCCTTGGCCCTCGACCTCATTGCGCCAGTAGGCGCGAAATGCCAGCAACTCGGCCTCGTTGCCAACCTGGCCGACGTAGATGGCATTCTGCGGCTGCGCGTTGCTCGCGGCGTTCGATGCATACCGGCCCACCCCGAGCTTCCACGAGATCGAGTCGTAGGCGATTTCGAGTGGCCCGTAGCCGTACGGCGTTTCCGTCGACGGGTTCAGACGCATGTAGATGATCTCTTCGGCGCGCAACTGCTTTGCGTTCACCTCCGAGAGAATCGAGCCGCCCGTGTAACCTAGCGCTTGCAGGAAGCGGATCGACTTGGGATTGCCGTCCCACTTCACCACCGGGCGAATCGTCGTCGCGTCGACGGGCCAAAGCCAGATCGGCCGCGCGGGATCGGGCGAGACTGCCTGCTCCAGCGTGCCGGCTCCGGTCACCAACGCGTCTTCTATCCACTGCTCGAGCAACGTCGTGAAACTATCCGATTCGTTCGGATTATCGAGGCACTTCGCGACGAGCTCGGCCTGTTGCTGCGACACACGCGCGCCGTTTTCCGTGACGATCTGCCACGGCAACGTAGAGATTGCATCCTTGATGCGGTTGATTGCTCGGCGTGCGTACACCGTGCGGCTGAAATACCGCAGGTTCGTCGGCGTGGGCTTTGGGGTGCCCAAGGTCCGGTTCTGGCCCATCAGGCTGATGAGCTTCGGATAGGCGAGGGACTCGCGCTCCGGCTGGTAGCGCCGCCGTGCGGCCCATAGCCGGATGTCTGTCAGAAGTCCCATGCGTCAGGCGAAGTAAAGTCCGGTGTGGACGACCGGCCAGCGATTCGAGATAAAATAGCCCAATGCATCGGGCGCGTGATCCTTGCCCGAGCTCTTATCGGGCTCTCCGTTTTTGTCGTACACCTGTTGCTCAAGGCATTCAGTAATGACGGGGCACTTGTCCGTATCGATGTACAGCCTGCGGAATCCGTCTCCATTCAAGATCGCGGCATTCATGGCGTTCACTCGATCTCTCACGGCCGGGTTCGAACCATTCACGCGAACCTCGATGCCGTGATCGCGCAGTATCTGGAGGTCAGACAGCGCAGCGTTCACCGACTTATGTCCGCGCCCGCTGGCATCCGGATAAGCGGTAATGTGATGTCCCTCGAAGCGCGTCACCAATTGAGAAGCAAGGGCCGGCGTGTCGCGCACGCCCGTCAACTCGGCCACCACGATCGGGCAATCGAGCCGGATCACCGACACGATGGCGGTGCAGTTGTAGACGTTGAAGTCCACGCCGACGTGTAGCGGCTCGCACGGCTCGATCTCGGCTGAGATGTGGTTCTGGAAGCGGTCGAAGTCCGGATAGACCGCGCCGCTCGTCAGATTGACGAATAGCCCTTCGAGGTAAGCATCGAGCAGGTTCTTCGGGTAGATCGCCCGCAACTGGTCGATGTACCCATCCGGTAGATACGGGTTGCTCGACGTCGGCGCGCGGTAGAGCTTGTACCCCTTGGCCTCGGCGTCCTTCGCCTTGTGCCATGTGTCATAGACGAACCTGAAGCCTTCCGGCGTCGTCGCGATCGCGAGCGTATTGGGCTCGCCGTCCGCCTTCTTCTTCCGGCAGCGCGCGAGGCACTTGCGCCACGCGTTCGCCGCCTTCTTCTGCTCGAGCGTGTCGAACTCGTCGATCCCGCCGTCGGAGATCTCGAAGCCGACAATGCGGTCCGGGTTGTCCAGCGTCCGAAAGATGACGCTGCCGCCCGTGCGCAGCTTCAGCTCCTTGTCCGCCTTGTTCAGGCGGCTCCGGATCTTCATCGCATCGAGCCGCTCTTCGAACTTCGGCCAAGCGATGAGGCTGATCAGGTCGTACGTCGGCGCGAAGTAGCCGACGTTGAACTTCGGATACGCGAGCTTCTTCAGGAGCAGCCGAGTCACCAGCGCGTCGGACTTTCCAGCACCGAATCCCCCCACAAAGGCGGGAAACTGGTAGTCGGAAAATACGAAATCTTCCTGCGGCTCGGTCAATGCGAGGTCTACTTCCAGCTCACGCATCGTCCTTCCTCGCGCGGCGCACCTTGATCACGATTGACTCGGGCGCGTCCTCATCCTCATCCTTCATCAGGTCCGCGCGCGCTAGCTCGAGCTTTCGGATCAGATCGATCTGGCGGATGATCAGGTCGGCGTAGTCGGGGGCGGCCGCTTTGATCTCCTTCTTATCGAAGGGGCCGTATTCTTTCTCGACCGGATCATATTGCTGGCCGGTCTTGCGAATGACCTCCAGCGCGCCGTCGACCATCTCCATCAGATCGACCGAGCCCGCCAGACGGACGAAGCGATGCAGCTTCACGCGCGCCAGCCGAATCTCGTCGTCGAGCGATCCTACCTCCGCGCGCTGGTATAGCTTGCGTTCCTCGGGAAGCAGCGCATCGCTATAGAAGCCGTGCTTCAACGCATTTGTCGCGGTGTTCGGCTTCTTGGGGCCCGTGCTGGCGCCCCCATGGAGCTTGCAGCGCTTCTTCCCTTCCATCGGGGCGCGCTTGCAAGGACTTCCGGACCTTGTCTTGGCCCCACATGTTTTTGCCATGTGCGGCCTCAATCATGGGGTTTGTTTCCGCGTTTTAGGTTTTTCCTATCAGACGAGGGCCGTCGCCGGATATAACCCCGCGTTTTTGGAGACTTTCGAGACTATGCGATAGTCAATATCTATCGTCGCCGAGAGAAAGGCGGCCTAGAACGTCGTGGGCTGCGCAATCGAGCGCACCGCCGACATGAATCCCTTCTGCAAATCGGTCTTTGCGACCTCCACCCATCGCTTGTCCGTGACAGGCATGGTCTCGAGCGCTTGAATCAGGGCGCCAACTTCTTCGGCTTTCTTCTTCACGGCATTCATTGCATCGATCTCGCCCTGCGACAGATCCCGGTATCCCTTGATCTGTTTATGCTGGTTGTCCATGCTCACACCTTTGATTTGGGGTTAGAAAGAATGCCGCCGCCCGGCGCCTGTAGGACCCGCGTTGCACGGGAGGAGGTGAAGGCTTACGTCTCGTCGGCGGCTGCCGTGGATGTCAGGGCTCTCACGGCCTACCCATGCGAATAAGAAAGCCCGGCTGGAGCCGGGCGAACCGAAGCGACTCTCGACTTCGGGAGGAGACTCAATTCAACCGCGATTCTTGGCGCGCTCGCTTTCGAGCATTTCCTGATCGAGGTCGGTGCAGGAGCGGATATGCCCACCAGGAGCGATGCGAATTGCCGCAATCTCAACGTCCAACGCGTCGCGCGCCCATGCTAGCGCTTTCCCGACGTGCTCCCGGCAAGTACTGGGCGCCGCGAATTCGAAGCCGTCGACGGTGATGGAAACGCCCATCTTGTCGTACTCGATCGTCACGCGCCCGAATTTCTCCAGGTCCGAATAGTCGAGGTCGGCTGGCGCGAGGATCATTCCGTGCATTTACACTCCATCGAGAAAGCCATCAGCGAGCCCGCCAACCCGTTCGCCGCGTGGGCGCGCTTGGCCAGCCATGCCGGCAGTCTGCGGGTTTGCTGAAGGTTCTCGGTCAATGCCGCGTTGCGAAGGCCGCTTGCGCCGCTTCCGCGGGCGTGAGGCCGAGCAAGTACAGATCAAGCAGGTAGCCGTACATCCAATCGCTCGGGCGCCATGGCGGCGTCACGAATCCGTCGGCAACGGCGTAGTCGAACGCGGCGCGCGTCCATTCTTCGATCTTCGCCCGGTCGACGTCGGAGAGATCGTTCATGAGCGGAAATCGTGGGCCGGAAATGCAAAAACCGCCTTGGCGGCGGTTTTCTATGGACGACAGCAGTCATCAAATCGTGAGTGCTGGCCCGAGTAGGGCACCTTCCTGGCGCGGTCTGTTTCGCGCACCTGTTCCGATATGGCTTTCGGAAGGTTCGAGGCACATTGTAGACGCGCGCGCGCGAGTTTACAACTGTTCCGGAGCATTTTTTAGCAAATCGCGGACTTGGCCTCCGCATGCGGCTGTCGCGCCGGTCAGGCAGATCATGATCTCATCGAAGATCCTGTTGTGCCCGCGGCTCCATGAGCCGGCCGGCAATTCGCAATAACGCTCGCGCTCGCCGTCCGTGTGACGCTTTAGACCAGTCCCTTCGCACTTGCTGCATTTCGTCGTCATGCCAGTACGTTCGACGATGGCGCCGGTGCCGTTGCAGCGATCGCACGCCTCCAGGAGCCACTCTTTCAGCACACCCTTGGCCATCTTGATGAGATAGTTCAAATCCTGGGCCCGCAGGCGCGCGCGGGCCTTCTTGACGAGCAGATATAGCGCGCGGTTGTACGTCGTCGCGTCATACAGGTACTTGACGCGCCAGAGGGCGGCGCCAAGCTGATCCGACATGCCGAATGCTGTCAGGCGATCGATCGACTTCACGAAGTCTGCGTGCCAGGCCAGATCCTTTGATTGGGCCGCACTGACGATTTGTTCTTTCATACCCACGGTCGATCTCCCGGTTTCGATGTAATCGCGGCAACGCCGCATCTCTGCAATGTCTGTCGAGCCCTTTTGCTTGCCGAGCCCACAGACGTTTTTCTTTGCCCCCAACCACTCCTGGCGCTCGAGCGCGGCGCAGCCGGCGCATGTTCGCGCTTGGCGCTCTTCGAGAATGATTGCCGGGTCTCGATAGTCGCGCTGGCGGAGGATCACGCGTCCTCCTCACCGGTCATACCAAGGAATCGATACTCGATCTGGCCAGATTCGCGCGCCGGCGCTTCAAAGGCCTGCGCAACGTCCCAGTCGGTCACGATGCGCTCCGTCTTCACGCGCGGCATTGGCGGAGGATCCAGGCGCGTCGGTGGGATCGGCTGGTAGCCCCGAATCCCGGGTTGCAGGAGTAGTCGTTTCAGCCAACCAATCACGCGGCCTCCTTTTTCATGCGTCGCACCTCGGCGCGATAGAACGCTTTCAATCTCAGGATCTCGTCGAGGGTGAGCTTTAACGGGGGATGAGGGCCCTCGAGCCACTCAACGCGCTCCATCCCGATCTTTTTGATCAGGTTTATGCGATAGGCGATGAGGTTTCCGTGCAAATCCTTGTTGCATGGCTTGCACTGCTTATGCACGTTATCGGGCTCGAACCGGAGCGCAGGCGCACGTCCCACGCCTTGGTAATGCCCAGCATGCCATTGGCCTCGGTGAGAGCGCTCGCACGATATGCACGCGTTATTCGCGTCTCGGCAGCGAATCCATGTATTGAAGACGTCCTGCAATTCGCCCAAATGGTCCTTTCTCGTCTTGAGCTTTGCGAGCGCTTCGCGTGTTGCTTTGCGCTCTTCGCGCTGGACACGCGCTACCTTCTTTGCGGCGAGCCTGCGTGCCCATTCTAGCGAGCACGGCACCGAGCACACCTTCGACATGCTGCTGATCGGCGCGAAGGTGCGCGCGCAGATCCTGCATTTCTTGGGCTTGAGCGCGCGGATCAAGATTCCCTCCAAACCGCCACATAGCCGAGGACGAGCGCAATCGTTCCCCATACATCGGCTTCAGCCTGCGATAGGTGAGGTGCCCAAATGGCGATTGCGGCAAGGAAAAAGAACGGGCTGCCTTTCATTCCCCGAACCCCTCCAAAATGCTTTCCATCGCAGCCTCGGCAGCCTCAGCCGTCAGCGCCGGCCACAGATACCGGCATGCATGCTCGCTGCGTAGGAATTCGACGGCGTCCTCGTGGAACTGGCGCATCGCGTCCTCGTCGCACTTCTTGTAGCTGATCGAGCGCGGTACCGGCACGACTCCGCCCTTCGGCCCGGCGAGCCAGTCGCAAAATCCGGCGCCGATCTTCAACCAGTTGCGGAACTGCTCGAAACTCTTGATGCGCTCCTGCGCGCGGAAGACGGTCGACTCAAGCACCATGTGCCGACGGTGGAAACCGCCGTGCCGCGGCGCCCAAGTCTCGATGCTGAAGATCTCGCCGGCGCCGGCGCGCGTGATCCAGTTCCAGAATCGGCGCCACGACTTCTGGTCGGCCTCGCCGAGACCGTCGATCATCTCGAACAGGGCGAGCCGCAGCGTCGCGCGCTGTGCGTCGTCGAGCTGCAGATCCGTGCGCTTCACGAGCGTGATGTCCGTCATGCTGCCTCCAACTCGTCGTCGTACAGGTTCTCGACTGCCCCGTGGCAGATGCCAAGCCGCTCGCCGATCTGCTTCGCGGTAAGCGGGCCGTCGCGCTCGAGCAGGTTCAGCAGCCTCTCGCGGCCGGGACGGAACTTCACAACACCAGCGCGCGGCCGCGATAACCCTTCGCTGCGCGCCATACGATGCACCGAGTTCGGCGTGTGCCGTGGGAACAGCGCCATCAGCTCGGCGTGAGACGGGACAGTCGCATAACGCTCGCGCAGCAACGCGATCTCGGTCGTGAGCCAGTCGTTTTTCATTCGAACCCCCTGCGGGTTTTCTCGGGAATGTGTCGCTCCGGCGGCGTGTACCCGGGCGCCAAGTCTGCGAATCGCTGTTGCTCGCCAATGAACGCTGTCCGAACGCTGCCGGTCTCGCCGTTACGCTGCTTGCCGATGATGATTTCCGCGGTGCCGCGCTCCATCGAGTCGGGGTTGTAGACCTCGTCGCGATAGAGCAGCAGGATCGTGTCGGCGTCCTGTTCGATCGCACCGGAATCTCGTAGGTCGGCCATCGTCGGCCGCTTGTTCGGCCGTTGCTCGACGCCGCGATTGAGCTGCGCGAGGGCGATCACAGGCACGCCAAGTTGCTTGGCGAGGCCCTTCAGCCCTGCCGAGTAGCTACCGATGCGGAGGTCCTGCCGCTCCTCGGTACCGCCGGTCATCAGCCCGAGGTAGTCGACGATGACAAGGCTCAGGCCGTGGCGGCGCTTGATGGCGCGGCTGCGGCTGACGATCTCCGGCAGCGACAAGCCGGCTGTGTCGTCAACCAGCATCGGCAGGTCGGCGAGCACTGAGACGGCATGCGTAAGCCGCGGCCAGTCTTCGTCGGTCATCTTCTTGCCGTCCCGGATATGTCCGAGCGGAATGCCGCCGATGCGAGCAAGGTTGCGCTGATGCAGTTGCTTCGTCGGCATCTCGAGCGAGAAGAAGGCGACGGTACCGCCTTGCTCCGCCACGTGGCCGCCGATGCACATCGTCACCGCGGTCTTCCCCATCGCAGGCCGGCCGGCGACGATGACAAGGTCACCGGGAGACATCCCGCCGCCGAGCTTCTCGTCGAGGTCGCGCAGCCCAGTGGAGACGACGTTGAGCTCGGCGCCGTGGTAGCGACGATCCAGTTCTTCGACGATCTCCGTCAGAACCGGCCCGGGCAGCTGAGGCTCGAAGGACCGCGTTTCCGACAGAGGCTCGAACTTCGCCTGCGCCTCAGCAATGATCTCGGCTGCCGGGCGCCCGTTCCGCTCGTACACCATCGATCCGATGTCAGCGACCGTCGACAGCACGCCGCGGAGCTTCCAGCGCTCGATGACGATCTCAGCCCACCGGGCGATGCCGGCACTCCCCGGTACCGCAGCGACTAGCGAATTCAGGTACGCGAGACCGCCGACGTCCTCGATGTGCCCGCTGGAGCTGAGCGCCTCGAAAACCGTGATCACGTCTGCTGCGCGGTTCGCGACGATCAGCTTCTGGACCGCCTCGAAAATCCGGCGGTGGTCGAATCGGAAAAAGTGCTCTGCGCGCAGATCGCCGATCCGGTCGATCGCGTCGCTGTCGAACATCAGCGCGCCGAGGATCGACTGTTCCGCCTCGATTGCCTGCGGCACTTCGCGCAGATGCATGTGCTCAGGTGCGTTCATGCCAAGTCCTTCCCGTGGTGTCGTTTCGCCTGTTCGCCCTGGGTCGTCAAACCACAGGAGCCGTCAGCTCGCAGGTACCAGAGCTTGAACCAGCAGCCGCGCACGGACTTTCGGTAGACCGAGCGCCAGTCCTTGTACCGCTTCGCGTCAGGCGTCGTGTAGCGCTCCTTGAACTCGAGCCAGTGCAGCCGCAAGAATTCGATCGGGATACCCGTCTCGTCGGCGTATGTGAAAACCGAGTCTTCATCGGGGATTGCCTTCTCTCCTCGCGACTTGCATTCGTCGAGGAACGTCTGGAAAGCGATGGCCGCTTTCCGTTTTGGTTTGCCTGCACCGGTTTCCTCGGGCCCATTGCCCCCCTTGGGGGGTATGGGGGGTTCTTCTTTACTCTTACTCTTATCTTCTCTAGCTAACGCACCTGTAACGGCGTCGCTTGATTCCTGTAACGATTGCTGCGTTACATCACCGTTACTTCTATGACTGGCAACGCGTTTGGCGGTCTGTGCACGGTTCTTGGCAGACGTGCCGTTGTGCTCGTTGAAGCGAATTAGGCGGATACCGTTGTCGATTTCTTCGATCCAGCCGATCTCGAGCAGCGCTGCTCCAAGATTCGGTACTCCCGTCTTGCGGGCGATCGTTGCGATGCTCAAGCCGTACATCGAACCGTCCGCAGAATGGTCGTCGGCAGTGGCCCAAAGCCAATACAGGCCGCCTACAACGGCAGCTTCCGCGCAGCCCGTCAGATCGCACAGACGCGACACTCTGGGATCGTCCCAGAGGTTCGTGCGCATCTTGATCCATTCACCCGCCATGTGAGCTGTCCGTTCGTGTATCGATTGTGTTTCGTGTCTGTAACGATCAGTGCGTTACGTCGGCGTTACGAATCTCTGCTTCGTATTGCCGCAGCTTTTGAAGGGCATCGCGCGCCATCCACTGAAACGCCGCGCCCGTTTGGCACAGCTCCATTCGGTGTAGAAGTTCAAATACGTCGTCGAGAATTGGGTGAGAATGAAGTGAAGGTGTCACATTCATGCGGCCTCCAGCGTGTCGAACAACGACGGCATGCTGTATTCGCGCTCAGCCGCGCGCAGGTAGTGCACAGAGTCCATGAAGTACGCCGGATTCAGCTCGGACCCGCCGCCGCGGCGCCCTTTGAGGATCGCGCGGTAAGGAACGGTGCCGATGCCGCAAAACGGGTCATATACCAGGTCGTCGGTATTGCTGTAGCGCTCGATCAGCCGATCGACAATATCGAACTGCAGCGGGCACACATGCTTCTCGACAGCGCGTTTTGCCTGATCGCCGTTGAGCGTCAGCATCCTGGTGACGTCGTGCCAAACGTTCGGATCGTGCGATCCCGGCGAGAGGCTCATGAATTTCGTTGGCAGCCGGCCCGACGCTTGGAGCTCCTCGCCGATCCGGACGTGAAACTCGTAGTCGTAGACGTTTTCCAGGCTGAACTTTGTGAAGAGGCTGGCCAGATTGTCCGGGCCCAACGACGCGAGTTCTTCCGCGGTCATAAGTCGGTTGCCGCTCGAACGCCAAAAGGCGTGCGCATCGATCTGCCAGCGCGCAAGGCTGTACTCATCTTTCGATTTGCGCACCGGGACGTCGGCGTAGCCCTTGGAGCGGTCCGACTGCGGCTTATGGAAGAGCAGGATGTACTCAGGTGAGCCGACGCCCATCTTCGTGCCGTCTTTGCACATTTCGCTGTACGAAAGGCGGTACGTCTGGTTGTTCTCGCGCACGACGTCAGTGTTGACCGTGATCATTCCGCAGTAGTCGAATCCGTGCTTACGGCCATGAAAGAGCGCCTCCGCGTGGAAAGGACTGACCGTCGGAATGCCGGCGCCGGTCACGTTACCGAACAAGATCCGGTCCTTGACGTGGCACGCGTAGATGCGGCCAGGCCTCAGGATGCGCAGCAGTTGCGGCGTCAAGAAGTCCATCTGCTGCCAGAAGTGGTCGTTGTCTTCCGTATGGCCGAAGTCGTTGTAGCTCGGCGAGTACTCGTAGTGGTTCGCGAACGGAATCGACGTGACGATCAGGTCGACGTGGTTGTCCGGAAGGCGTCGCGCTTCCTCGACGCAATCGTTATTCGCCACAGTGAAGCGATCGCTAGATACTTCGATACGCTCCACGCCGATCGAACGCGCGAGCGTTTGTTGCATGGCGAGCTGATTGAGGCCGTACTCTCGAATGATTTCGCTCATCTTCGCGGTCATCTCGTTGTGTTGTCGCCATTTAGCGAGCAGCGTGCGCAGCGTCTCCTGCTCGGCTTCTGTGTAGACGATGTCGATCCGAACGCGATGCTTCTGCAGGAAACGCTGCACGCGGTGAATCGCCTGAATGAAGTCTCGGAACTTGAATCCGATGCCAGCGAAGATCTCCCAGTGACAGTGCCGCTGGAAGTTGCAGCCAGCGCCGGCGAGGATTGGCTTCGTCGACAGGCGTTTCGCGCGCCCGTGGCTGAAGTCGACGATGCGTCGCTCTCGCTCTTCGAGTTCCTGTGTGCCCCAAACGCTGACCACGTCAGGGATTGCACGTTGGATGGCGTGTCGCTCGTCTTCAAGGTCATGCCAGACGATGACGTGATCGTCTGGCGACTCCGCCACGAGCTCGGCGACTTTCTCGACGCGCGACTCGAGGCTTCTGCGTTTTTCGCCGGCTGCCCCGGACAGGCCCATGGCGAGATCCGGAATCAGAAGCCCTTGTCCATCACGCTCGACTCCGGCCGCTTCGTAGTCGCTGGGGATCTCGTGATAGCGAATGTCGAGGTCTGGAAGCTCGTAGCCCTCGTCGGAGTACCCAAGGTCACTCGGGCGTTGCAGGAACACTGCCCAGCTCGATACCCACAGCCAGAATTCCTTCTCCTTGTGCGGATAGAGCGTAAGGTTCCCGGCCTTCTCGCTGTCGCGCTGGAAGAAGCGCGTCAGCGCTTGGCCCGTGTCCATGACGCCGAGGAACCCGGCGTAGTGGATCAGCTCTTTGAAGCGGTTCGGGCTGGGCGTCGCCGAGCAAACGAACTTGAATTCAACGCCATCGAACAGCGGAAGGAATTCCTGATAGGTCTTCGAGCCGAAGCTACGAAGAATGTCTGCCTCATCGAGGCTTGCCGCGCGAAAGAGTGACGGCGTCAGCTTGCCTTCGCGCACTGATTCGTAGTTCGTGAAGTAGAGCGTGCGCTCGTCGTCGATTTCGCTATCCGAGCGAATGAACCGCGCCTGAATTCCGTATTCGCCCGGAAACCGTTCGTCGATCTCCTGGAAGAATTCCTGACGCACGCCGAGAGGCATCACCTGCAGGCGCAGCCCGGGCCGATGAATGCCGATGAGGCGATGCAATTCGATCTGCGTCGCTGTCTTGTGCAGGCCGAACGAAGCGAAGACGGCGCGGCGACCGCCTTGCGCCGCCCAGCGCACGATGTCGCGCGTGTGCGGCTTCAGGTTCGGATTGACTTCGTCCGGCGATACGTCGAAGCCATGGAAGCTCGCCATGCGAATCTTCTGCCGAAGGAATTCGGCATAGTCGGGTGCGCTCATACCAACTCCGTCACGTGCCGCGTGCCAACGCGCTCAAGAATCCGGAGGCCGTCCTGCGAAAGCGCGAGCCCATCGTCTCGGTCGTCGACGTAGACGAACACGTACCGGTCGTCGCTCTGTTGAGCGACAAACTCGACCCGTCGACCGGACGGGGCAACGAACTGCTTGCCCTGATCGCGCTTGCTCAAATTCATGCGGCCGCCTGTTGCTGTGCGAATGCCTGTTGGATGTACTCGCCGATGACCTGCGCGCTTTGGCGCTTGTACTCGGCGCGCGCTTTCTGTTCTGCGAGCTCGAGCCACTGCCGCGGGTAGTCGCAGCCGGCGAACATGCAGAAGAGAAAGAGGCGGTGGTGGTCCAGGCGGCGCTTGCCGGCCATGAACTCGGAGAAGTGGGGGTAGTGGATCCCGCAATTGCGCGCGAGCGTCTTTCTATCGAACCTACGCAGCCCGATCTCGAGGGCCTTCTCCATGCACTGCTCGAAGGTCATGGCCTCGATGTCGGAATCGGGTAGACGGGTTGCCTCGACGTACGGCGCAAAGATTCGGATTTCTTGTTGTTTCATGGCTGTTGCGATAGTCAAAAGTCATGGTTACCCACGTTGGTCCCCGCTTGTGTACCCAGTTGCTCAGCGGGCGAAAATGAAGGCGTGATAAACACGCCTCCGAAAACAGTGCCTACCTACCTCTCCGTTCTGCGAGCCGCTCGCGCCGATGCAATCGCGCAAGCTCGTACACACTCATCAGCCAACGCATTTCGCCCTCGCGAGCTTCTCCTTGCCGGTCGTGCCGCCAACGGGAGGCTGTGTGTCGTCATGCGCGGTGTCATCGACCGAACCGACGGGAGGTTGCGTATCGTCGGATGCTTGAGCTCGGTCAATCAGGTCGGCCAAGAAAAGGTCAGGCCTTTCGAGCTTCACGCTTGCTGGAATGCCGCGCGTTTTCCAGTTCTGGATTCGCTGAACCCCGCCGGACGCCTTGTCGTATCCGAGCAGCTCAGCGAGCTTCGTAGGGCCGCCCAACTTTTCGATGAGCTTGGCGTCGGGGTGCGGTTCAGGATGTTTATTCATGTGGTGTATTAAACACCACGTTTATCGGCATGTCAAACACCGCGTGTAACAACATTTTGTTTACTTATGGAAACATGCACGGCATGAAAGACCGTCAGATTCATGCCACGGCCGCCCGTCTGCTCGAGGCAGCAAAAATCCTGAAGGGCACCGCCGGCCCTTCGGACCTAGCTCGTCTGCTCGGGGTCTCGCCCCAAAAAGTGACAAACTGGATGAGCCGCGGTGTCTCGAAAGAAGGGTTGTTGGAGGCGCAGCGACTGATAGGATGCAGCGCGACCTGGTTACAAACAGGAGAGGGCCAGATGGTCGAGGGCTCCGTTCATAACCAGGCCGAAGCGCAAAGCCCGAAGAGCGAAGAAACGCAGCGTTTAATCGCCAAATTGCTGCCTGAAGGAAAAGGTAACGTCCTGACGTGGGAGCGGCCGGAGGATCTCGAATTCGACGAGGACAGAGTCTGGATCGACCGCTTTGACTATCGTTTTTCGGCGGGGTCCGGTTTGATGCAGTGGGAAGTGAGGCAGAAGAAGGCGCTCCCCTTCGATATGAGCTTTTTCAAGGGGCTCGGAGTGCGGCCACAAGATTGCCGGCTGGCGCAGGTCCATGGCCGAAGCATGGAGCCGTACCTATATCATCGAGACATGATGATGATCTGCACGGCCAACACGCGGATCAAAGACGGCCTCGTTTATGCTGTGTACTTCGAGGATGAGCAGCTTGTGAAGCAAATCTTCAAGGAGCCTGGAGGTGGGCTGCGGTTACACTCTTTGAACCCGGAATTTCCTGACAGAGTGCTGGTTGGCGACCAGCTCGCGGCCTTGCATGTGGCTGGCGAAGTGATCTATCGGTCAGGGTCTGGACCGGCAGGCGGTAACTAGGAGCCGTAATGGACGAAGAGACCTCTACCGCGATATTTGCGTTGTGTGTTACGCAACATTTGACCCTCAAATCTGTTTCGAAAATGATGCAGGTTGTGTCAAAGAACGCATCTGAGCAGGACATCTATGAGATGAGCGAGACGCTCGGCGCGGCCCTCGATGCCTTCGATGATGTCTTGACCCGCACGAAAGCAGTGATCGACAAGGCAGCCAAGCATGGCTAACGCAGACTATAGCCTCATGCAGAGATTGGCCGAGCAAGAATCCGTTCTACGCTCGATTCCGGTTGACACTACCGGTGGCGGTGGGGATGATGGGGGCATGGAAGCTAGAATCGCCGCCCTCGAACAGGCCAATCTTGAGACTCGCGACCGGCTCGCGAGGATCGAAACTCGTCTCGACTCCGTGGCAACTAAGGCTGACCTGGTTGGGCTTCATGGTGATATGCAATCTATGCGCGTCGCACTCCACCAGGAGATAAACGCCCAGACTTGGAAGCTCGTGACGTTCGTCTGCAGCTTCGGTACTGCCCTGGTGGCCGCCACCTATTTCATCGCGAAACACGTCAGCTAGCGCCGACTCTCGGCTCCGACCAGAAGCCCGCCCCGAGCGGGCTTTTTTGCGCCCGCGCGCCAGCCACCTATCACGCGGCCCATCTCATATGAAAAATCAATGTTCATCGTTAAACACGGTGTTTGACACGAGAATAAACATGGTGTTTAATTGATCCCATCGCAGCACCAAACGCGCAACGGCGCACCGGGAAGTCTCCGGGTTCTTTAAACATGATGGCGGATGAACTGGCTCGAACCATCGGGCCCACCCCCTGGCCTCGTGCGGGTGAAGCAAAAGCACGGGAAATGGCGGCCTGATGAGCTGCTACCGAAAGGCGCCGAGCGATCGTGGCGCGGTAACGATCGCAACCGTCCTCGAGCCGGAGCTGGCTCGGCCAGGAGTAGCCGGCCGAGGACGTAAAGCAATGTTGAGTGAATGGCGCTGTGAAGTGCGCGAGCTCGTGGAATGGAGCGCACAAACCAGACGGCCGAGCGTGGATCGCTCGGATGCGAGAAGTCGGCCGAACAAGCATACCGCCTCCATGCGGGGTCGACAGCCGGTTAGCGATCGGCCACAGCGCCATTCACTGAGCAGTGCTGAAAAGCAGTCTTTAGCGGAGCCATCCTACCGTCGGCGCGGCGACGTGAAATAGCCCGTACGCATGCAATCACTCCGCGGGTGGCTCCGCCAAAGACTGTTAGTAGTCCTTTTGAAATTCTAGATCGGGAAAGCGACAGAGGGCCGGTATGAGGGTGTTTGAGCCGTCGGATGACTGGCGCCTACGCGGTTTGGACGACGCACTGGAGCCGAGTGATCCGCTCACCGAAGAAGAGGAACGAGAGCTGTACGAGCAGGAGCGTGAACAACGCGCCGATTGGCGCCGAAGGGGATCGCCGTGAAATTCGAGCCGCTGCTGTTGAACATCATCATCGTGTTGGCGAATGCGTACCTCGAATACACATGCCCGAATCCCTGGGAGCCGCCGACCCGGCGCAGATGGGTGTACCGGCGCACCGTCGACCTCTCGCAGATCGCATTGCTGTAACGATTTCTCCACGGCGGAAGCCAGCGCCGGACTACCTCAAGTTAGGAGTCCTTTATGGAATTCCTCACGCAAGAAGAGCTTCGTCGAATTGAGCTGTCGCAGGAGATCTGCGCGGCCGTGTTTCTCGGAGCGTTTGCCGCGCTGTGCGCGCTGCCGTTCGCGTTCGGCGGCCGGCTGTTCATTGCCATTTTCGGAGGTTGACATGTTCCAGACACCGAAGCGCGGTACCGACCTGCGCCACGTGGACACACGAGACGCGCTGACCGACGAAGAGCGGCAAGCGGTTCGGCGCGAGCGACAGCGCGAAGCATTGGGCCTGTCGGCGCCGCGCGTCGTCATCGGCGTCTCCTATGTGCCGCCGGCAGTCGCACGCCAGTTCCACTACATCGACTGGTTGCGAGGCGCCTCATGAGCGGACTCGTGATTGGGCTGGTCATCTGGCTGTTTGTGGTCGCGATGCTGCTTCGCCTGATCTATGGCGCAGGCGAGCCCGTGCGCCGCAAGAAGGGCGGCAAGTCATGACGCGACAACTCGACCGGTTCTACGCAAAGCACCCGCGTGCGGCGTTGGCGATTGCGATCGTGATCGCGTTCGTCTGCCTCGTCGCGATCCAGTCCTTCGACCGCGCCGGCCAACAGCCCGCGCAGCAGATTCAGGCAAACACAAGGAATATGACGTGAACAAGCAAATCACCATGGACTCTGTCGAGTCCTCGCAGATCCATAGCATTGGCCACGACGCCGAGACAAACACCCTCGCGATCCGGTTCAAGAGCCGCAGCGGCCCCGGTTCGCTGTATCACTACAGCAACTTCACTGCCGACGACTATGCCGCGTTCAAGGCGGCCGAATCGAAGGGTGCTCACTTCGGCAAGTACATCAAACACTTCACGGAGAAGTATCCGTTCGTGAAGGTCGAATCTGCACCATCGAAGGAGCTGGCATGAGCACGGCACTGACGACGCGCAACGAATTCGGCGCGCAGCAGCAGACGATGGCCGTCGTGGAGACTGCATCGACCGCTATCGCCGCGCAATCAAAAGCCATGGTGGAAGCTCGCTATGTTATGGCGATGCAGCGTCCGCGAAACTGGGATCAGGTGCGGCAAGACCTGATTCTGGAGTGCCGGCGTCCCGCCTTCGCCAACAACAAGAGCGCCTACTACCGCAAGCCGATCGGCAACGGGGTAGAGGGCCTTGGAATTCGGTTCGTCGAAGTCGCACTGCGCTGCATGAAGAACGTGTTGGTCGAAACGACCATGATCTTCGAGGACGACTCGAAAGAAGTGCATCGCGTCAGCGTCACCGACCTCGAATCGAACTTGACTTATCCGCTGGACGTGCGCGTCTCCAAAACGGTGGAGCGCTCGAAGCCGATGGACGACGGCTCGTACATTTCGATGCGCATGAACAGCTACAAGAAGCCGGTCTATACGGTGCCGGCGAACGATGACGATCTGCTCAACAAGCGGGCCGCGCAGATCTCGAAGGCTATCCGGACGCTCGGCTTGCGCATCATCCCGGGCGACCTGCAGGACGAGGCCGAAGCAATCATCAAGGCAGTCCGGCTCGACGAGGCCGCGAGCGACCCCGCAGCAGAACGCAAGCGCATCGCTGACGCCTTCGCAGAGATCGGCGTGAAAGCCGCCGATCTGACCGCTTACCTGGGCCACTCCCTCGATACCTGCTCTCCGCCCGAGTTGGTTGACCTGCGCGGCATCTATGGCGCAATCAAGGATGGCGAAGCCACCTGGAAATCGGTCATGGAGAACAAGGCTGAGCAGCAGGGCGGCGGCGATCCTGCTGGCGGTGCGCCGGCCGTCAATGGCGGGGCTACGGTCACGGGTAAGGTCGTGCCCGTTTGCTCCGAAGAGGAATTCAAGAAAAAGTCCGCCGAATGGCGCAAGACGATTGTCGACAAGAAGAAGTCAGTCGCGGAGCTGACCGCGATGATCGAGACACGGACGCTTCTCACCGAAGAGCAGAAGATGCAGATCGACGCCTGGAGCCACGAAAATGACTGAACGCATCATTCACAACCTGGTTCAGGGCACGCCGGAATGGGAGCAGTTTCGTTTTCAGCACTTCGGTGCGAGCGAAGCCGCAGCCATGCTCGGCCTCTCGCCCAAGGTGCGGCGCACGGAGCTTTTGCACATGAAGCATACCGGCACCGCGCGAGAGTTCAGCGAGTGGGTGCAGAGGAACATCCTCGACTACGGCCACGAAGTCGAGGCACTGGCAAGGCCGCTAGTCGAGGTCCTCATCGGAGCGGACCTTTACCCCGTTACTTGCTCGCTCGGTCGCCTGTCGGCGTCGTGCGACGGGCTCACGATGTCGGAAGACATCGCATTCGAGCATAAGCAGTACAACGCAGCGCTGTTTGATGCTCTCTCAAACGGCGTGTTGCCGGAAGAGCATATGCCGCAGGCGCAGCAGATCATGCTGGTAACAGGAGCGTCGCGCGTTGTGTTCACGTGCTCGGACGGAACGCCTGATCGGCTCGTGACCCTGGACGTGCTGCCAGACGAAACATGGTTCGAGCGCCTGCGCACTGGCTGGGCCCAGTTCGAGAAGGATCTCGCCGACTACCGGCCACAGGAAGTCGTGGAGACGCCGAAGCCCGAGGCCATCATCGCGCTGCCGGCGCTGGCGGTGCAGATCCGCGGCGAAGTGATCACCAGCAATCTGCCGGCATTCAGGTCGGCGGCGGAGCAGTTCATCGCGAGTATCAAGACCGACCTGAAGACCGATGAGGATTTTGTCCAGGCGGCCGCGACGGTCAGTTTCTGCGATGACGCGGAAAAGAGGTTGGCCGCCGCGCTCGACGGCGCCATCGCGCAGATGAGCACGGTCGATGAAGTGAAGCGCACTGTCGAGCACTTGATCGAACAGTTCCGCAGCAAGCGTCTTGAGCTCGACAAACTGGTCGAGAGCCGCAAGAAGAAGATCAAGGAAGATGCGGTCGCCGAGCGGCGCCAGAAGTACGCCGATCACGTCGAGGCGTTGAACAACGCGCTGGGTGATGTGAGCATTGCGGTGGCCGCGCCCGACTTTGCGGGCGCCATCAAAGGCTTGAAGACGATCGCCAGCCTGAACGACAAGCTGGATACGGCGCTTGCCAACGGGAAGATTTCCGCCGACGCGGCCGCGCGGGACCTGCGCGCGAAGCTCGACTGGTATCAGGAGCACGCCATCGGACATGCATTCCTGTTCCGCGATCTGCAGACGCTGATCCAGAAACCGGCCGAGGACTTCCAGCTGGCAGTCACTACCCGCATCGAGCTGCACAAGCAGGAAGAAGCGAAGAAGACCGCGGCCCCTGCAGCCGTGTCCGAATCATCGGCTGTCGCGGCGACGTCGGCATCCGTACAGCCCTCGCTCGGATTCGTCCATAACCAAGTCGCGCCCTGGATCGGATCCGTGCGAGTCGAACCGACTGGCGCACCGACTTTGCGCCTTGGGCAGATCAACGAACGGCTCGCGCCGATCACGCTGACCGCCGACGGCCTTGCTGCTCTCGGCTTTCCGCACGCAGCAACCGACAAGAACGCGAAGCTGTATCACGAAGCGTCGTTCGTCGACATGTGCGCAGCGCTGATTCGGCACGTCCAGGCAGCGGTCGGCAACTTGCAGACAACCTCGCTGGAGCGCGCAGCGTAACGAACGGGCGACGCCGCCGGCCGACAGGAATGGGCGAAAGCGGTTCTCCAACTGGCCGGCGGCGGAGCCCCCTCATGAACACTCGAAAGGAATTGCCGTGAGAGAGGACATCGAGACGTTTCTCGCGTCGACCAGCGAGTCGACCGCCAAGACGATATCCGCCCGAATTGGGATGCCGCTGGAGGATGTGGCGAAGGAACTGCACCGCATGCACTCGAGCGGCGTCGTCGAACGCGAGAAGCGGCCGGGGAAAGGAAACGAGTACTGGTACTGGCTCACGCGGGCCGAGGCCAGCGCAGCGGACGCGGACAACGAAGAGGTCGCCGCCGACGAGGGCAAGCAAATGCAGAGCGGCGAGGCCGACGACGCCGCGCGGAAAGAGATCGAGCGAATCCGGGACCTTGCGACCCTTGTCGAGGAGCTGACCGCCGAGCGAGCCGCGCTGCAAGATGCCAACGCGCGGTTGAAGTCGAACAACGCCGCACTCGAACAGCGAATCGACGAACTGACGCTGGGTCCGATCGGTGCCAAATCGCCCCTGTTCGTGACGATCGGCCGGTACGCGAAGCCGCAACGGCACACGTCGATCGAGAAGGCCCAGAAGCGCGCGGCGGCGCTGGTGCGCGGAGAGAAGGAATCGGAAGTGCTCGTGCTCGAACCTGTCGGCCGGATGGTCCGCGGGTCGGAATGGAGGGAGCGATGACCGAGGTCGCTCTCTGGAAGATGCTGGCGGACCTTGAGTCGGCCTATCCGTCGCTCGACGATCACGCGGCATTGAAACCGGCGCGCGATGCTTCGCGTGTCGGTCAGGTCGTTCCGCTGTCTGAATCGACCATCTCTCTTATTCGAGAGCTCCATTCCCAAGTTTGCAACACTTCGCGCTGATTGCTCCGGAGGTGGCGCAAGCCTCAAGGAGGCCCATCGCTGCCCGGCGGCTCAGATTCTCTGTCGGCGCTCTCATCGGCCTTTTCGCGATTTTCCTTAATTCGATCGCCGATCTCAGATCGGGTGGGAGGCTTGAATGCCGGAGGCCACTTGTCTTGCGCGATCGGCGGAGTGATGTCGGCGCACACCTCGGCGTCGTGGCCGTCAGATACGCAACTCTCGAACCGATCGGCTTCCTCGGGAGTTCGAAAGGTGTACTTGATGTCTCCGACGATAACTTCGGTCGGCGAAAGCCTGATTACGGCCATTGATCACTCCTCGCTTCCTTGAAAGGGAAACGCGATCGTAGCACGGCAGATCCTTGCCGCTCCCGGCGGCACTTCATTTCCGCACGCACGCTGCATTCAACCCTCGGATTCGCGTGCGGTCCTTTGACGGGGCGGCCTGTATGGCGCCCTTCTTTTTACCAAATTCACCGCAATGAAACGTGACTTGCACTCGCTAACGCTTGATCTCGGTTCAGAGCTGATCGTCGACAACTTCGCTGGCGGCGGCGGGGCATCGACCGGGCTCGAGCGCGCATTCGGTCGCCCGGTAGACATCGCGATCAATCACGATCCCGAAGCGCTGGCGATGCATGCCGCGAATCATCCTCGTACGACGCACTACTGCGAAAGTGTGTTCGACGTCGACCCGGTCGAAATCACCGGGAATCAGCCTGTGGGCCTCGTCTGGCTTTCGCCGGACTGCAAGCACTTCAGCAAGGCCAAGGGCGGCAAGCCCGTGTCGAAGAAGATCCGCGGGTTAGCGTGGATTGCGTTGCGCTGGGCAGCGACGGTCAAGCCGCGCGCCATGATGCTTGAGAACGTCGAGGAGTTCGTGACGTGGGCCGATGTGATCGAAATTTCCTCCGGAAAACATATCCCAGATCCGGACAAGAAGGGCGAGACCTTCCGAGCCTTCATCGGAATGCTTACGACAGGTGTCCGGCGCGATCATCCAGCGCTGGCCGAAGCGTGTGAAGTGCTGGGGTATGCGATCGATGGCCACGAAGCGGATCGTCTGTCGGCAGGCCTCGGATATACCGTGGATTATCGCGTGCTGCGCGCCTGCGACTACAGCGTCCCGACAATCCGCAAGCGGCTATTCATCGTCGCGCGCCGCGATGGCCTACCGATCATATGGCCGGCACAGACGCACGCCGACCCAACGTCGGCCGCCTTCAAGCCCGGCAAGCTGAAGCCGTGGCGAACCGCGGCCGAGTGCATCGATTTTTCGATTCCATGCCCGAGCATCTTCGAGCGCGCGCGGCCGCTCGCAGATGCAACGCTGCGCCGTATCGCCCGCGGACTGATGAAATTCGTCATCGAGAGCGATGACCCATTCATCGTTCCGGCTGAAAGACTCGGAGTCTCCACGTTGATCCAGACGGGCTACGGCGAGCACGAAGGGCAGGAACCGCGCGTTCCGGGTCTCGACAAGCCGCTCGGCACCGCGGTCGCTGGCGGCGCAAAGCATGCGCTCGTCGCGGCCTTTCTGGCAAAACATTATGGGGGCGTAGTCGGCACCGGAGTTGACGTACCCACCGGCACGATTACAACTACCGACCATCACTCCGTCGTCACAGCAACCTTGGAGGTGGCGCATGAAGGCAATCGAAGCAATTCGAATCGCGATACATCTGGGATTGATCACACTGAACGAAAAGGGCGAGTTTTGGCGAATCGCAACATCCGACCGATACGGAACGATCACGCCGAAAACGCCGAAGCGGGCGGAGTGCAAGCTGAAGCGCGGGTACCTGGGGGTGAAGGTGTGCGTGGGCGGCCGGCAGTATTTGATGCAGGCGCATCGGGCAGTCTGGGAGTTGACCAAAGGACCGATCCCAGATGGACTGGAGCCGAACCACGGCGACGGAAACAAGCGCAACAACTCGCCGGGGAATCTCGAATTGGTGACGCGCGGCAAGAATCACGAGCACGCATATGCGACCGGGCTCAGGAAACCGCCGATCAATCCGATCGTGAGCAGCCTGGCGGAGCGAGCCAAAGCACTGCGGGCGCAGAGCATGACGTACGCGGCGATCGCGAAGGAAATGGGCGTTTCCCAGACGACGGCATTTCGAGCGGTGCAGCACGAGTCGTAGCCTTCCTGATCAAGTTTTATTCGCAAGGCGGCCAGTGGCAGGACGCGCGCGACCCCATGCACACGATCCCGACGCGCGACCGCATCGGCTTGGTGACGATCCACGGCGAGGACTACGCGATCGTCGACATCGGTATGCGGATGCTCACGCCGCGCGAACTCGCGCGCGCCCAGGGATTCCCCGACAGCTACGTGCTCGATCCAATCGTGAACGGCAAACGCCTTTCGAAGTCCGCGCAGGTTCGCATGATCGGAAACAGTGTGTGCCCTGATGTGGCGACGGCGCTGATTCGCGCCAACTTCGCGCACGAGAAAGAACTGTCAACCGCTGCCGCGTAATCGGCAACGCTCCGAGGACACTATGACGAAAGAAAAAGGCAAGAAATACGGCAAGCTCGACGCCCTCATTTTGGCGTCGATCGGAATGCAACCGAAGCCATTCTCGGCGGTCTTCGTCGGAGACGTGAAGGAAGAGTGCTGCCGTATTGCCACAGCCGCCGACACGCGCAAACCGCCGTTCGGCGTGGAGCCATTCCGCGTTTGCGATCGCCGGCTCCAGGCGCTGCGGAAAGCAGGAAAGATCGTGTCGACAACGAAGGGATGGGTACTGCCATGACGAATCGAGAAGAATGGCAGCCGTGCCCGTTTTGCGGCACCGAACTCACCGGCCCGAACGAAGCCGGCTATTACGTGCATTCGCCGAAAGACTGCTTTCTTGGAGAGTACGAGATCGAACCTTCGGCGATGGGTGAGTGGAATCGCCGTGCCGCTCTCTCGCGCTCGCAGGACGTTGCGCGGGTGGCAGAGCCAAGTGTGTTCGAATGGCTCGAAACCGAGGTGACGGCCATCGATTGCTGGTATCGCGGCGATCCGAGCTACGAGCACGACGCGCACTGGATGAAAGACAAGGTGCTGAAGCTGATCGGCGAGGCACGAGAGGCATTCATCGACCCCCAGCCGGCGCAAGCTGGGGCGAGCGATGAGTTCGTGTCGGTGCCTCCCGGTCTCACGCGAGAGGAAAAGCGGCAGTTCGTGTTGGATCACGCCGCGCCCGCTGCGCCGGCTGTAGCACCGATGGCGGCGACGGTAGAGCGGGCATGGCACGCCGGAAGAAACGCTTGGATGGCCGCTACGCGACACTCCACGCAGGAAGCCTCCGATAGCGCTGCTATTGCCGCGATGCGCGCAGTACTGGATGCCGCCCGCGCCCAAGCAGACCCTATTGCATGGGTCCGTTTCTGTAGCGACGGGACAATCGAAGGCCCGATTATGGATGCATACATGGAAGACGTGCGAAAGAGTTCTGGCGCTTGGACGCCGCTAGTGGCGCGCAGCGAGGTCCGCGCCCCCGCCCAGGCAGAGCAGCACCGGGCGTTGAGCGAGGAGCAGATCGACGCGGTGATGGAGCAGGCCCAAGTGTTCGCGTCAGCATGGTCGCTTGTAGGCGGGGTATTCGACCACGGCGACGCTCTCGAAACCGCCGAGCAGGAGAAAGCCAATCTGCGCGCCCTTCTCGCCACCATCTACGGAGTCCCCAATGAGTGAGAAAGTGACGTTGAGCGAGGATCAGTGGACGGATGCCATTCGAAAGCACTACGTCAGCTTGGGCGACGATGAAGGTCAAGGAGTTCATCCG